TGCGGAAGCATTTCCAAACCCACCAAAAACAATCACATTTGCTAAAGCTCAAGCAGCCGGAACTCCTGAGAATATTATTGCAGGAACCAAAGAAGTATCATTTTTAATTGATAATAAAGATAGCATAACACTTGATTATACATTATCAGTTGCAACTGGATTTAGACATGGTACATTAAAAATATTAATTGATAAAACTGGAACAGCTACTAACTCGTCTATTAAAGATGAATACGATATTTCCAATGGAACAGTACCTGTTGAATTTAGTTTAGCAGCTGATGGCGATAAATGGCTTTTAGCATTTGATACAACTGATGTAACAAATTCACACGAATTTACATACATACAAAAATCATTTAAGTAACTTAAATGAAAGATACGTGGCAATTACCGCTGAAACCTAGACTTCGTAGGTGGCGCGAATTAAGAAAAGAAATAGTAGAAGTTTCAGATAGAAATTCACAACTAAGAGTTGTAATTGATTTTTGGAAAACTACGCCCTTGGGTACTAGAGTTATTGATCCGTATGATCACACTACATGGCCTAATCCTTGGGACTTGTTAAATACAAATAACTACGATGAAAATGTTGTAGGTTTGTGTATGGCATATACTCTGCATTACAGTGATATTCCTTGTAGAATATTACATGTACAAAATGTGGAAAATAGTGAGATAAAGCTAATAGTTTTGGTTGACGATATGCATATTTTAAACTATAATTATGATAGTATAAACACAAAAGAAGTAATGAATGAATTCAATGTACTTGCTGATATACAAGTAAGTACCTTGGTAAAATAATCTTACTAAGATTATAAACGAAAGAAATTGGATGGCGAATGAGTAAAGATATAACAATAGTAAAGCGTGATGGATCTCGCGAAGAATTAGATCTAGAGAAAATGCATAAAGTAGTATTTTATGCATGCAACGATGTAACAGGCGTAAGTGCAAGTCAAGTAGAATTAAAAAGTCATTTACAATTTTATAATGGAATTGAAAGTGCAAACATTCAAGAAACATTAATTAAAGCAGCAGCTGATCTTATCAGTGAAGAAACTCCAAATTATCAATGGGTAGCAGGCAGATTAATTAACTATCATTTGCGAAAGATAGTTTATCAATCTTTTGAGCCTCCTCATCTTAAAGAGATTGCTCGCAGAAATGTTGACCTAGGACATTACGATGAAAGTTTTTTCTCCGTTTATAGCGATGAAGAAATTAATACATTAAACAATTATATTAAACACGACAGAGATGAAAACATTACATATGTTGGCATGGAACAGTTTCGTGGAAAATACTTAGTACAAAATCGTGTAACAGGCGAAATATTCGAAACACCACAAATTGCATACATGATGATATCTGCAACGTTGTTTGCTACATATCCAAAAGAAACTAGAATGAAGTATGTGAAGGAATACTATGACGCTATCAGTAATTTTGACATTAGTTTGCCTACACCTATTATGGCAGGCCTCAGAACACCACAACGACAATTTTCTAGTTGTGTTCTTATTGAGACCGATGATAGTCTTGATAGCATTAACGCAACTAGTAGTGCTATTGTAAAGTATGTAAGTCAAAAAGCAGGTATTGGCATTGGAGCAGGAAGTATTCGTTCAATAGGAAGTCCAATTAGAAATGGTGACGCATCACATACTGGTGTTATTCCATTTTATAAGTTATTTCAAAGTTCTGTTAAGTCTTGCTCACAAGGTGGAGTAAGAGGCGGAGCCGCAACACTATATTATCCAATTTGGCATATGGAAGCAGAAGAATTACTTGTTCTCAAAAATAACAAAGGTACAGAAGACAATCGTGTTAGGCATATGGACTATGGAGTACAGTTTAATAAACTTATGTACGAACGTCTACTCACAGGCGGAGATATTACTTTATTTTCACCATCGGATGTACCAGGTCTATATGAGGCCTTTTTTGATGATCAAGACAAATTTAAAGAATTATATGAAGAAGCAGAGCGTACAGTAACACGAAAGAAAGTTATGCCAGCGGCAGAACTATTTGGACAGTTTATGGAAGAACGCAAAAACACTGGACGCATTTACTTAATGAATGTGGATCATGCAAATACACATGGAGCGTTTAAGCCAGAAGTAGCACCTATTAAACAAAGCAACTTATGTTGTGAGATTAACTTGCCTACTAAACCATTATCTTTTTTCAGTGATACACATGGAGAAATTAGTTTATGTACATTAAGTGCAATTAATTGGGGTAACATTAAATCTCCAGGAGATTTTGAACGAGTATGTAGACTTGCAGTGCGTGGACTAGATGAGCTATTGGATTATCAAAAGTATCCAGTATTAGCCGCAGAACTAAGCACAGCAAAAAGACGTCCATTGGGTATTGGTATTATTAACTTTGCATTTTGGTTAGCAAAGAATGATTTAAATTATCAAGATATTGATAAAGATGGATTAGAATTAGTAGACGAATGGGCAGAAGCATGGAGTTATTACTTAATTAAAGCAAGTGCAGATTTGGCCATTGATAAAGGAAACATTGATGGTATATATGAAACAAAATACGGCGATGGAATTACTCCTAATCAAACATACAAGCAAGAATTAGATGAGCTAGTACCTCACAAAGAAAGACAAGATTGGGAAGGTTTGCGTGAACAACTTAAAGCAACAGGTATTCGCAATAGTACACTAATGGCACTTATGCCTGCTGAAACATCAGCACAAATTAGCAACAGCACAAACGGTATTGAACCACCACGTGCATTTGTTAGTGTTAAGCAAAGTAAACACGGAGTACTAAAGCAAGTGGTTCCTGGTTATCCACGCTTAAAGAACAAATATGACCTACTGTGGGACCAGCGTAGTCCAGAAGGTTACTTAAAAATTATGGCAGTATTACAAAAGTATATTGATCAAGGTATCAGTGTTAATACAAGCTACAACCCAGAATTCTATGAAGAAGAAAAGATACCAATGAGTGTCATGTTACAACATCTTGTAATGTTCTACAAGTATGGTGGTAAGCAATTGTATTACTTTAATACATTTGACGGACAGGGCGAAATTGATTTTGATAAGCAAAATAAAGAAGAACTATTAGGAAGAGATAGTTTTGAATCAGACGATGAATATGACGACTACTGTGATAGTTGCACAATTTAAGGAAACACATGAATGACAATTTTAAACACAAAAAATGAAAAATACCACACTGAATGTAATGCATTTCTAGATGGCCAATTAGGCTTTCAACGATATGATACTGTGAAATACAAACAGTTTGATAAACTAACTGATAAACAGTTAGGATTCTTTTGGCGTCCTGAAGAAGTGGATGTTAGTAAAGATTCACAAGATTTTAAAAATCTCACAGAGCATGAGCAACACATTTTTACTGCTAATCTCAAAAGGCAAATCTTACTAGACAGTGTACAGGGTAGAGCACCAGTTGAAGCATTTGGTCCTATTACAAGTTTACCAGAATTAGAAAATTGGATTATGACTTGGACATTTAGTGAAACAATTCACAGTAGAAGTTATACACACATTATCCGTAACATTTACTCTAATCCTACTGTAATATTTGACGAGTTAATGGACAGTAAAGAAATTACCGACTGTGGCGATGACATTTCAAAATACTATGATGAGCTTATTGAACTATCTCAATATTATCAATTATTAGGTGTAGGTAAACACAAAGTAAACGGTAAAATAGTTGAAGTAGATGAATATGAATTAAAGAAAAAGATTTGGTTAACAATGAATAGTGTTAACATTTTAGAAGGAATTCGTTTCTATGTAAGTTTCGCATGCTCTTGGGCATTTGCAGAACTTAAAAAGATGGAAGGCAATGCTAAGATTATTAAGTTTATTGCCCGTGACGAAAACGTACACTTAGCAAGTACACAGTACTTGTTATCAAAAGTGTTAACAAAAGAAGACCCAGACTTCCTAAAAATTGCAGAAGAATGTAAAGACGAAGTAACACAAATGTTCGTTGATGCAGTTGAGCAAGAAAAAGAATGGGCAAACTATTTGTTTAAGGATGGATCAATGATTGGTCTTAATGCACAGTTGTTGAGCGACTACATTGAATGGATTTGTTGTAAGCGTATGATAGGACTTGGCATGAAGTGTCCTTATACAACTTCACAAGCAAACCCACTACCATGGACACAAAAATGGATTAGTGGAGCAGAAGTACAAGTAGCACCGCAAGAAACAGAGATTAGTTCTTATATTATTGGTGGTGTGAAAAAAGACGTAGGTGAAGACACATTTTCAGGGATGAGTTTATGATTACAATTTATGGAAAAACACAATGCGGTTATTGTGACGCCGCTAAAAGGTTATGCGAGTCTAGAGGTTTAGATTTCGAATACAAGCAGTTAGATAAAGATTTCACAAGAGAAGTTATGGTAGAAGAATTTCCAACTGCCAGAACATTCCCACAGATTGTTGTTAGTGGCAACAAAATAGGTGGGTACGATCAACTAGTCAAGTACATTGAAGATACAAGTTACAATGGTACCGGACATTCATTATAAAGGATAACATATGTTAATAGAAGCACAGTATAAAGTAAGTGATGTAGTAAGTATTAAACTTTCTTCGGGTGAAGAAATGATTGCACGTTTTGAAGATGAAAACGAAGATGTAGTTACGGTTGTTAAACCTTATATTTTAATTGCAGCACAAAATGGAATGGCACTAGCTCCGTATATGTTTACAATTGCACCAGACACCAAAGTAAAGTTAAAGATAAATAACATTATATGCATAGTTAAGTCAGCAAAGGATGCCAGTGAAATGTATATTAAACAAAGTACAGGAATAGCAATAGCAAGTGCCACAGGTTCATAGAAATGGAGACTCACGTAGTTGCGGTGCAGGTACAACTGCATCAAACAACTCTAGAGTATTTGTAAATAATAGACCAATCAGTGTAGACAATGATCCGAACACACATGGCGGTGGTGAACTAAACGCTGCATGCAACAAGGTATTTGTTGGCGAAGTATTGGTTGTATTAAACGGCAACTCAGCTGCATCCGATTCATTATGTCCATTACCGGGCGGACCTCATTGCAGTCCATCAGCAACCTCTGGTAGTCCAGATGTACATATAGGAGCATAGCATGAGTGATTTTGTAGATGGAGTAAAAAATGCAAGTGATTATATCAATAGGACTACTGTTGATATTCCTACTGGTGCTGATGTAGACCTAAATAATGGAACTATTACTCCACAAACACAATCATTTAGTTTAAAAGAAATTATATGTAGTTTACTAGCCGGTAACGGTGTAAAATTACCTAATTTGCAAATATGTTTAAAAATTAACATAGGCAGATTAATACCAGAACTACCTTCAGCTTTATCAGATTTAAAAAATGCGTTACTTGAAGCAGAAGCTGCCTTAGATGAATTCATAGCACATACTAACATTGATAATGCATTAAGCAGACTTAATGCCGCAGTGGCAGAGTTTGCCGCTATTGCTAACATGATTAACTTCTGTGGTACACCCATTGTTCCACGTGCTATTCCAAACGTATTAAAAGATGCAACAGGAAGTTTTACAGGTGCAGGTAAAGATATATTAGATACATTAGGAACTATGTTAGATAGTGATATTGGTGGATGTATTGGCAGTGATGGTAAATTTAATCCAAACTTGTTTACTGGTGGATTATTAAAACAGTTAGGTGATAATATTGATAACCTATTAGGAATGCCTACTTCGTTAAGAAATAGTATTATTAGTGATCTAAATGCATTTAGTAATGATATCAAAAATCTTATTGAGTTTGAGAACAATTTTAGCGGAACAGAATCAAACGGTGGCAGTATTTTTGCACCAAGTACACGGGTAAACACACAAGTTGGTGTAGCAGTAGATATGGATAATATGACTCTAGCAAAGAGTCAACAATATGCAAGTAATTTACAAGCGTTATATAATAGTTTAAAAGGTTATGCAGTAGACTCAGCAGGTAATAATATTTTTTATTATATACTTGAACAAGAAATGATTGCAAAATTAGAAAACGATGGAGATCCTACAGTACAGTTATCAGAGCAAGTACCAGTATATGATGAATGTGGAAGAATAATAAGATATACAACAGACACTACTCAAGTAGTACAACAAATTAGCTCAGGCGGCCCAGCAGAAAATGTAGCACAGCCAGGAATGACAGGATTAACAGAAAGTGGAACAGTTGTATCTACTCCACCTGCTAATACAACAAACTTAGGACCAAATGCTAGTCCAATAGTACAAACAGTTCCTAATAGTGCTATTGGTAAGAGCGGAGATAAAAAAGGTAATATTGCATCAGACGGTACTTACATTTATGTAGCAAATGCAGACTATGATGGCACTACTGCTATCTGGTTTAGAGCAGCTTTATCTAGTTGGTAACAACCAAACAAAGGTAATAAATGAAAATAGAAATAATAACTAACAATCATATTTCGATGTTGGAAAGATTCTGTAGTAAAGCAAAAGAATTAAAATATATAAACAACAGTAGTTTAAAAGCAATGAAATATGAATGGTGTAAAGAGCAAGGTGAATATTTTTGTGCTATAGTAAACAATGAAATTGTAGCAGTAGCAGGTTGTCATCCATTACCAGAAGTAGGACCAAATGCATGGCGCATAATGTTTAGAGGTTGTGAACTACCCCATAATGATAACTTTAAAGGACTAGGCAAAGGCGACTGGAATAGCATTACACAACGTGAAATGATTCCAAAATTTATTGAATGGTGTCCTAGCAATGAGTTATACCTAACAACTAACATAGATCATGAGCATTCAAATGGAAAAGCATCACGCAATCATAGGCTTATGGGATTACTTGCAAAGCAAGGAATATTATCAAAACATGCTGATATGGAATTATATTATACACAACAAACAGTATGGAAACTGAATATACATGAGTATACAAAAAGAAGAAATAGATTGAGAGGGAACTATGTGGTTCAATCGTAAGCATCTAATAGATGCAAAATATAAAGCAAATGTCGAACATTTAACTGGAATTGTTGGATACCTTTGGCATTTCAAACTTGCTATAATGGAATTTTTCTTCCTATTATTTGTTTGTATTGGAAGTCTAATACATGCAATTTTTCCTTGGGTACTTGATTTTAAATTACTCGAATGGAGAATTAGTAGGTTAAAAACTCTTAAGAAAAAACTACCAGACGACCCACAATTACAAAAGGTGCATTTCGATGACTAATGTATTAGATTTAATAGCATACAGAGATGGCGAATATAAGCCATTAAGAGAAATTGGTCCAAGCATATTGGACTTTGGATTTATACACTGTGATGCTACATATGATGTTATGCCTGTTTATAACGGTAAAGCATTTTGTTACGAAAGACATTCAACAAGATTTGAAAACAGTGCAAAGCGATATGGACTAGAGCTACCAGATGTAGACAGATTAGCCATTGTTAAGGAACTTAAAAGACTAAATGATGTTACAAATGCGTTTGTTTGGTTCCTTGTATGGCGCGGCGCTCCACCAAGCGGTAATCCACGAGACATAGAAAACTGTCCAATACATTTTGCTATGTATATCAAGCCTAGTTATCCTATTGCAAACAATCCTATTGTAAATTTATATCTAGATACAAATACAAACAGAGTCAGTGATGATTACTATGGGCAAGAATATAAAAATATGGCTTGGCTAGACTTAACAATGAGCCAACGTAACAAACCAACAGACGCAGACACAACTATTCTTGTAGACGTAGATGGACATGTTACAGAAGGTCCAGGATTTAATGTAGGCATTGTCAAAAACAAAGTTATTTACACAGCAGACAAAAATGTTCTAAAAGGTATTACAATGACAGTAGTAGAAGACATTGCACGAAACAACGGCATTCTGTTTTGTAGACTACCAATATCACAAGAAGAATTTAATAATGCAGATGAAGTTTTTATAACAAGTTCAAGTGGCGGAGTTACTGCAACACAAAAGTCAGGACCTATTACTCAACAACTAATGACTGAGTATGAAAATATGAAAGAAGTTTATGGAACCGTATTATAAATTAATACCTTATATGATATCAGATAATACTAAGGAGCAATTGTTAGAAATAGCATATGCACCAGAGGCATTTGTAGACATAAGCTATAAAATAAGTTTCTTTAAATTACCAAGTACTATACAAAAGTTTAATACTACAGGACTAAATTGTGTATGCCAGATGCTACGTGTAACTGAATCTGGAAGTAAAATACACAAAGACAAAAATAGATATAACGAATACGAAAATTTATATATGCCAAGACAAACTGTTATTAGTTTTCCATTAACAAATAACGGTGGTAAGACACATTTTTATGACGATGACGAAAACTTTGTATGTGATATAAACTATGATAATCAAGGTGCCATATTAAACACAGGTGGCTACAATCATAATGTGCATTTTACTGAAGATAACAATACTAGACTAGTATTTCAACTCTGCTTTGAAGAAGCGTTTGAAGATGTTTGTAATATTTACGAAAATAAATTAAAAGGAATGATATTATGAAAAAACTTATTATAGTTGGAGGCGGTTCAGCTTCTTGGGCCTCAGCGTATCAAATACTACGCAGTGAATCTGTTGACGAAATACAAGTTATTCATAGTGGTACAGTTCCTATTATAGGAACAGGAGAAGGAGCAACTGGCTCGCTAGACGATATTATACTTAAAGGTGATCACAAAGAATTTTTAGAAAAAACTAATTCCACAGTTAAGTTAGGAATATTATTTGAGAACTGGCAAGGTGTAGGAACTAAGTTTAACAAGTATGTAGATGCATGGCATTATGATGCTAGAAGAAATCCTGAGCACTCGTCAAACAAAGATATCGACATTATGTACAAAATATTAGAAGATAATATAGATGTAGATGATGTAAGTATTAATGCATTTCTAATGAAACATGAATTACAAGACTTTACAGAAGTTAAAAGACATACATTTCATTTTGATGGCAGGAATGTAGGACAATTTTTCAGAGACAAGTGTTTAGAAAGTACTAAAGTTACTAGCACAGTTGATACTATTATTGATGTTGAAGTCAATAATGGAAAGATAATAAGTTTACACGGAGAAAAAGATTCATACACAGCAGACTTTTATGTAGACTCAACAGGCTTTAGGCGTTTGTTTGCAGATTTTGTTGAACATGAATTTGAACCTTATGAAGAATGGTTAGATATTAATGCCGCAGTTCCATTTTTACTTCCTGCAAAGAAACAAGCGTATACAGTTTCAAGAGCAATGGAAAGTGGATGGATGTGGGAAGTTCCAAAAACAAACAATTGTGGATCAGGATATAATTACAGTACAAAGCATGCATCATCTGATGAAGTAATTGCTGAAGCACAAAAGTATCTTGGACATGATGTTGAACCAATTAAAGTAGTAGAGTACACAAGTGGATGTTATAAGAAAACAGCAGGTGTAAATTATGCTTTTATTGGATTAAGTGCAGGATTTATCGAACCACTAGAAGCAACTGCATTACATTGTAGTATTTACAGTGCTGAAGAATTGATAAAAGTATTTAAAAAACAAAAGACAATAGATCAGTATAATAAATACGTTCATGAGATGGTAACTGACTTTAGAGATTTTACTATATTACATTATCGATCAGCAACACGAAATGATACAAAATTTTGGCAAGATCAGAAAAAGAAACCTATTCCAGAGAAACTAAAAGAGCAAATGGAAATATTTAAAAACGGAAGTTTAGAATGCTTGTATAACACAACACATATATACTTTATGTTCCAAACAGCACTTGGATTTAATTTTATCAATAAACCAAAAGTATTTGATTACGATAAAACTGTTAAAATTCCAACACTGGATGCAATACAACGAATAAAAGATAAACATAATTTAGGATAAGAAAATGAAAATTAAAAATGATATTAAATTAGACTTTAGTGATGTTCTTATTGAACCATTGGCTAGTAGTAAAACACTTACACGAAAAAGTGTAGATATTGAAATTGATTGGCTTGGTGCAAAAGCAACGCCAGTGTGTGTTTCGAATATGCTTAGTACAGGAACATATAAAATTGCAAATATCCTTACTCCTATGAGAGTGTTTACATTTATACATAAAGAATATACAGCAGAAGAACATTTAGAAGAACTTGGTAAAATGGAAGATAGAAAATATATTGCAATTACAAGTGGTGTACAAAAGTGGGACTTAGAAAAAACAATTGAAGTTGTTACAAAGTTTCCAGATATTGGATTGATTAATGTTGACATTGCTAATGTATATGCTAATGTAGATGGTATAGTTAACACAGTTAAAACTTACAGAGATTTATTCCCTCATATTAAAATTTCAGCAGGTAACATTGCTACTCCTGAACTTGTTTCTAAACTACACGAAGCAGGTGCAGACTTATTAAAAGTTGGAGTTGGAAGTGGCGCTGCATGTAGGACAAGATCGGAAGTAGGTGTAGGAGTTCCGCAGTTAAGTGCAATTATGAATGTAGCATCCGCAGCCAGAGTACACGACATGGGAGTTATTTCCGATGGTGGTTGTGTTACTGCAGGTGATGTTGCAAAAGCAATAGGCGCCGGAGCATTTATGGTGATGGTAGGCGGTATGGTTTCTAAGTCAGAAGAATGTGATAATATTGTTGAAATTGACGGAAAGAAATATGTAAACTTTTATGGATTAGGAAGCACAACAATGTACAACCGCACAAATCCAACAGAACAAGAGTATAGACCCAACGAAGGAAGAGACTTAATGATACCTGCAAAAGGGTCTATTGTAAGCGTTATAAAGCAGATACAGGGTGGTTTACGCAGTGTATGTACATATGTGGGTGCAGACAATATAAAAGACGTTTATAATCGTACAACCTTTGTAAGAGTTAATAACCAGATTAATAATAGTTTAGCTAAGTACGAACAATGACAGACTACAAACATATGCTTACACATGGAGTTGAAATAAGCTCTAGTGGAACTACAGGCCCTGCCAAGGTAGTACACAGAACACCAGACAATCTAAAAGCATGTGTTGAAGTGGCATTGGATGCCCAGGATATTTCCAAAAAATCAAAGATACTTACAGTTACACGTATGACACATGCAGGAGGATTATTAACACAAACATTACCTGCATACAGTATTGGTGCAGAATTTAAAGTACAACAATTTAATGCATTTACTTTTTTAAAAGATTTTGCAAATTATACACATACATTTTTAGCACCAGCACAGATGTATGCATTAATGAATACCAAAGGATTTGCTGATTGTGATCTTACTGGTAAACGTATTTTAGGTGGAAGTGATCGTGTGACATGGGAAATGATTGAAGCATTTGTAAGCAAGGGTGCTATTGTGCAACCTAATTGGGGTATGAGCGAAATAGGACCTATTACTATTAATGCAGTGTTTGATAGTATGGAATCAATACAAAAAGTACAAGAACAATCAGAGTATCTTATACATAGAACTCCACCTAGTGATTTTACTATATTAGGTAACAATTATTACTGTGATTGGAAGATAGTAGACGGTGAATTACATGTAAAAGGCCCAACATGTGTACATAATGACTGGTTTGCAACAAACGACATGATTGCAATAGATGTTTACTATAATATGTACTATTTTGGTAGAAAACAAGACATTTCGGTTGACAAAACCTTATCTTACTAGTATAGTAGTACTTAATAAGCGTAAAACCTTATTATAAAACAATTAAATATATTAACATGGTAAAAAAATGAGAGCAACAGAATACAAGGATGGAATAAAACGCATTAAAGCTAAGATTGAAGTTCCAATGAGTGAACTCGATGTTGGCAATTATATACTAAGTGCTCTTACGAGCAATGCAGTTAATTTAACACAGATACAAAGACTTAATAAACGTGAATTATTACAATTAGCGAAAAATGAAGTTAAAGAAAAAGGTATTAAATCTATTTCAATTGAATCTGTAGACAATGATACTAATGTTATCGTAAGAAACTATATAAAGCAAATGTTTCCAGAACTACAATAATGGGACACGATTACTACGATAAAGATGCAATCTTTAAATCGTATATGAAAGATCTAGCCTTTGAAGAACACTTAGATTTGGACCCTCCCATAGATGAAGGAATTTTAGGACACGATATCTTTGATAAAGTAATCCAAGTACACGAAGAGATTGCTAACTGATAAATAAAAGAGTAGTTAAATTATGCCGGTATAGCTCAGTTGGTAGAGCAACT